CCGGTGGAACGCCGACGGCTCCCTGGCAAAGGTGGTGCGGCCCGACAAGAGGGAGGTTGAGTTCACATACGACGCGCTCGGACGCAGGCTCTCCAAGAGCTTCGGCACGACAGTGACGCGGTGGGTGTGGAACGGCAACGTGCCGCTGCACCAGTGGAAGCAGCGCAGGGAATACTCCGTCATGGAGGACAGGTGGGACACGGACACGGAACGCCGTGACATGACGGTATGGCTCTTCGACGAGGAGTCGTTCGTACCGATGGCAATGATAAAGGAAGGCAGGTCTTACTCGATACTGACCGACCAGCTCGGAACGCCGACGGAGGCATACGATGCCGAGGGCAACGAGGTGTGGAACCGGGTGCTCGACATAGACGGGAACGTCATCGAGGAAACGGGGAACAAGGGAATGGTACCGTTCCTGTTCCAGGGACAGTATTATGATTGTGAGACAGGACTGGCATACAACAGATTCAGGTACTACTCGCCACAGATGGGAATGTATGTCTCGCAAGATCCGATTGGACTTGAAGGGGGAATACTTAACCTTTACGGATATGTCGATGATACAAATGCGTGGATTGATGTTTTGGGACTTTCTTCACACGGACACCATTCAGATCCTAAATTTATGGGTGGAGCTCCCAAACAGACACTAACGGCATTAGTTGATACAGATCATGTTCAGCTACACATAGATTTAAACTTGTATTTAGATACTAAAACAAAAGTAGTTGGAAAAGAAACTGTATCAATGAGACCTAAAAGGGGAAATTCTGGCGCTGTGATTCAAACTAATTTTACGAGGCAAGAGCGTTTAGAAGCATTAGCTGAATTTTATACAATTAATAGAGCAAAATATCCAGATGCAGCAGCAGATTTCTTTGCACAGCATCCTCAATTACAAAAAACAAATTATTAATATGAAATACTTTTTTTTTCAAATATACCACAATGACAGCTATTTATTAGAGGTTGATAAAGTTGACAGATACAAGTATGTTACCTGCGATATTTGTAATATGATTTTAAATAAGAGAAGTCTTATTGAGGCACATTTACCATTTTATAGAATAAAACGAAAGAAATACCATCTGTCAGGTAGCTATGATGGATTCAATGTTGTATCTCAAAAATTTAAAGAATTATATGATACCTATAAATGGGACGGATTAGTCTTTTATCCTATTCCTAAGAACAAAGATTTTTACTTAATAGAATGTACAGAGATAGTCGTAATCAACAAAACAAAACGACCTATTGAATTTGAATGCAAATGTAGCAAATGTAATCAATATATAGGCATTTATGGAAGTCTCCCCCCTTATATTAATTCTTCAGAAATACGAAAGATGAAAACTAATGCTTTTTATCGAAGTGATTTGGAATTTGGTTATGATTTTGAACAACGCTATAGTTTGTTTGCATCAGAAGAAATTACTAACGTATTAAAGATGAATGGACTTATTAACGATAAAGATTTAATTGAAGTTGTTTCAATAGACGAATAAAATATATGATATTAATAGAAAACATCAAAGTTTCCTAATGGGTAGGAAGTAAGACTTTGCCTATTAAGTTGATATTAGAAAATAAAATCATTAGATATGGACAATAAATTTACATGGATACCATTCTATAAAGAACTATCCGATTGGCTATTTGGAAAACAGAATAGCCAGCCAGAACTTATATCTAAGTTAAAAGAGATCGGTATTACCGGTTTTCGAGATGGTACAGAAAAAGGTAAAGAGATTACATTACAAGAAATAGATCCGTTCACATTCTTGTCGTATCTCAACAAGTTTCACTCCGATGAAAGACGAGTCGAAATCCTACAGGATTTAAGGCATAAGCTACATTTTAAATGTCCAGAACCGACAGATGTATCAGGCATCCCGACAACACATCCGATGAAAGTGCATCTATTCCCATGGAAGACAATCAGGGGCAACAATGATATAAATGTATTATGGGAATTATTCGGACAGGTAAAAGAAGGGAAAGTAGATGAACGACTTTTTCAAACGGCATTGAACATTAAAAGTGTAGGAAAGGGAAAGCTCAGTATTGTTCTATTCTACGTTAATCCGGAAAAATATGTTCCTTTAGATTCCAACACTTTATCGTATCTAAGAAGCAAGAAATTGGGCTATACTTATGATAGTTTTGCATCATATAGTGAGTTGTCAGAAAAAATAGTCAAGACTCTTGGAAAGCATCCGTGGGAGATTTCATACGAGGCATATAATTATACTCCGGAGAGGGATTCATCCAACATTGGTAGTATCAAAATACTATTAGAAAAACTTGAGAACGAGTTAGAAGATAATATGGATTACCATATCTTTTATCGAGGACAGTCAGATAAAAGTTTCGGATTGATACCCTCCATTTATCGGGAAGAGCTTTTAATAAAGAATGAGGATAAAATATTCAAAGATATTATCGCTCAATGTCCGGTTGATTTCAAAGGATGTACATCCACCTTTGAAAAATTGGTCAAGATGCAGCATTACTCCTTGCCGACACGACTCTTGGATATCACTACAAATCCTTTGGTAGCTCTGTATTTTGCATGTGAAAATGAAGATGTTGACGGTAAACTATTCCGGTTTGAAGTCAAAACGTCAGATGTTAAATATTTTGATAGCGATGCGGTGAGCGTTGTATCCAATATTGCAAAACGCCCAATAGATTTCAGTATCGAATCCCTTCGGGATTTGGAGTGTGAAGATTTTAATAATGAACCAGACATAGCCTATCTTCTGCATGAAATTAAGTACGAGAAGCCCCATTTTCAGAATGTGATTGACTCAAAGGATATTGAGAGAGTCTTTTGTGTAAAACCGATGTTTGACAATCCTCGCATAATCCGGCAGTCCGGGGCATTCTTCCTTTATGGTATCAATGGCAATAAAAGCCAACCTGCATCACTCAACTTCAGCTACAAAGTGTACATCATCAGTAAAGCGCAGAAGCAGAAGATCAGGAAGCAGCTTGAAGCCCTCGGCATAGACAAATCAACGTTGTTCCCGGAAGTCGAACACGTGGCCGAGCATATAAAGGACAAATATCATCTACCTAAATAACCTTTCCCTCATTTTAAAAAACAAGCCGAGCTATTACGCGGATAGCTCGGCTCTCAACTTGAAAAGATTGCATCAAGTCTTAATCTTGTGGTACATCTTGAACTTGCAGGCATTTCTCTACTTTGTATAAATAATACCTACATTTTATTGTTACAAATGTTACTATTATACGAGAAATTACGATATGCCCTATGAATAGAATGAGGGGAAAGAGCAATACAATCAGACTTATAACAACAAAAGGGAACTCAAATTCTGAGAAAAACTTATAAGTCCAATCAAAGCTAACAATTCCAACTACAAATAGCGTAATAAAAAATATAAATCTAATATTTGACCATAGATTTCTACTATATTTCCTACAATCTTCTTGATAAAGATTATAGCCCGATATAAATAGCTCTATAGCTAAAACTATCTGAGAAGTTACTAAAATATAAGTTTTTACAAGTGCTTCATGTTGAGACCCAAACATCCCGATACAAAACAAGCATAAAAAACCGTATAATCCAGCATATAATCCGATGAAACCACAACCTTCCAAATCAAGTTGGTTTTCATCAGTCAGATATTTTAAACGGCGATATGCCTTATCTAAATAGGCACTATTTAATATACATTCATTATCTTCACTTTTTAGACTCTCTGTTATAATATCATTAGCACGAGACAATACCTCCCGTACCGACAACTTCAAATCTTTCTGATATTTACGATAAATTTCAGTCAGCACATGCTTGTTATCAAGATAGTATAGTCCAAAGTCAAAAGCAATTATAAATTGTATGAATGCAAGTAGATTAATACATTCTATTCCAGACATTTTTCTATTCAAGTTTTTTAGCTCTCCATTCTTCTCCGTTATGTTTTAATACATATTCAGCAACGTACTGTATTAAATCAACCGGATGGAAAGAATAACGCAAATTCCCTTTACGATAAGTAACCGATAACATAAGTTCTTTCTTGTCTTTATAAAACCCAATAGCCTCATTATACTTGATTTCTAAGTTCTTTTGGTTTTCTTCCAAAAAGATACTATTGGTTATCTTTTTCAAAGAGTCTATCAACTGCTCAATAGAGATTCCTACAGGAACTCTAAATAAGGTATGACGCAACTTATAATCAAACTTCAACTCTTTGTTTTTAGATTCATAGTATTTCTTATCAACAGCAATAACCACAAATTTTCCTTTCCCGATTAATTTTGCTGCATCGGTATCTACTTTTCTGCATAGTAATTTATCCCCATTAGAGATGTCTTCGGGTGACATAGAGGAGCCTTCAACAGTAAATATTAGGGGATTCTCAGATTGTTTATACTCAGAAATGTCTAACATTGAATTTTCACACGGAATCCTATCTGGTAACATTTCAAGACCTTTCAACGGAGTTACACTCAACGTAGGATCTCCAGCCGCCACACTCATAGTACCATCGGCATTCATACCGTTGGTATGCACTTCTCTCCCAAAGGCAAAGTGATAAAGATTAGATACTAACTGTTTCAATTTCAATATATTAATTAGTAAAGCGCACCTAAGCGCACATTTGTGATTCGCAAAATTAGCGTTTTTTCTCATAACTCGCAAGTTTATAGGGGTTAAACATCAATAATGCCATCGCATAAGGCTCTTACCTGAACTGTAACAAGAGGATTACACAACAGCCTCACTCACTAATAAAACATTCTACCATAAGAACAAAAAGAATGCAATGAATGATTACGATTTAACCTCTTTTGTTCAAAAGCCGGTTTGCTTTGCCTGTGATGAATTGAATAGCAGGACGAGAAAAGAGACTATGTAGGGTAATATTTCAGAAGGAAGGATAGCCTGTAAACAGATTTTCTTCTATTTAGTCGGTTAATAAATTTAATTGATTGTTTGTTATGTTCAAGGGAAAACACTATTTTTGCGAAATATGATATCCTCCTTCTTGTCTTGAAAGCGGTCTGACTGCTTTAACCAAGGCGAAATGTCTTGGTTTTATAATAAATAATAAGATCAGCATGGCAGAATTAAAGGCAACCGTGTGCTTGCAAGGAAAGGACATAGAAGTGATTTCATCACATATTGAATTTAACCGCAAGACAGATAATAAAGGAAGGCCGGTGACAAATGTTATTGGCGGACGTATTACTATAACCGTTGAATCTACCAGAGAAACTACTATTCTTGAAGCAATGGTAAACTGCCCTTTCAAAGCGATAAGCGGCAAGGTGATTTATTATAACACTAAGGATAATTCAATCTTTCGTGTCGTAGAGTTCAAATATGCGTATATCGTGTATTATAAAGAGATTTACAATGTTGACAGGAAACGCCAAATGTATTCTACCATCACATTTTCTGCGGATATTATTATGATAGGAGACGCATATTTAAGCAATCAATGGTAAGAAGAAACATGAAATTTAGTTGTATGGATATTATGTATCAAGAAATATCACTAACTTTGTTCATTGTGGATGTGGTGATAATGGATTTGCAGCGTCTTTTACTATTTCATATTTAATGTTCCTATTGCTACATTCCAGTTTCCCAATGGAGTTAAAATAGAATTATGTTAATAACAAAGGTATGAACACTTTAATTCTTGATTTTTTAAACAGCTATGCTGACAATCCTAATCCTCAGTATGCCGTGATGCTGAAAGGAAAATGGGGATGCGGTAAAACCCATCTTATAAAACAATGGAAGAAGAGGTTTGACGAGACCGCAGATACCGACGAGGAAATTACGCTAAAGCCCATCTATATTTCGACCTATGGAATGGATAGCGTGAATGACATCAAGACAGCTATAGATAGGGAATTAAATCCCTTCTTCTATTCGAAAACCGGGCGTTTCATAAAGGGTATTTTGAAATTAGCCGGTAAGGTAGTCTTCAAGACGAGTGTGGATTTTAATGACAACTCTAAAGAGGATGGTTCATTTTCCGCAACACTGGATTCATTGTCGTTACTACAAGTGGAGGACGACAGTATAAAAGGTGTAAAGTTTCTGATATTCGATGACATCGAAAGGTGCCTGATAGAGATGAAGGAATTGTTAGGCTTCATCAACTATTTTGTAGAGCACTGTAATTGTCATGTTGTCATAATTGGGGATGAAAACCACCTTGAAAAACTTCCCAAGGCTGTCTTGGGTGAGTTTAAGGAAAAGACCATAGGCAAGGAATTTGAAATACAACCCGATATAGAAGAAGCCATCGAATACTTCCTTGACGAAGTACCGGTATCCGATTATTTGAAAGAAATGCGTGATTTCATTATTGCCTGTTTTATGTGTACAAAATCCGATAACTTACGGGTTTTGAGACAATGCTTGTATGATTTTAAAAGCCACTTAAACAAACTTCCTTCCGAACTGATTGAAAAGGATAATATCTTTCTTAAAAATATCCTTGGGTCATTTATTGCTGTGTATGCAGAGTATAATAATAGTGAGAACAAAGAGTTAATTTGTAATTGGAGTAGAGATTGTCAGATTTCACTACTCCAAGATGATAATGAGGATAAGCAAAGGATACAGCATCTAAGGGAAAAATATCAATCTTTGAACAAGGGGTTAACTTATAATGTCTTAAATCCGGAGTATGTTACGGCTATTATACAATATATTATCACAGGTGCTCCACTTGTAGAATTTATTGTTACGGAAATAAAGGATAAGCAAAAAGAGCTAAAACCTTGGGAAATGCTATCCGGCTTTTTCGACATGGAACAGCAAAAACTTGAAAGTATTTGCCAGGCTACTATAAAAGCCATATTGGATAAAGAGATAAAAGATGCTTATCAACTTGGTTATAGTATTGCGTATCTATCGTATTTTGACGCCATTGGCATTTTCTATTTTATACAGGCCCATGTCTCTTTAATAAAAGTGAGAATAGCAGAAATGATTAATAGTCAAACCAGTTTAGAGGAACTTTATCAGCTAAGAGGGCTTTTTATTAGTGGATGTAATTATGTAACCACAGCTTCCAAGACTCCAATAACAGATGATATTGTGGACTATTTCTTGCAGCAGATGAAATCAAAGATAAATGAGTTGCCGGATCAAATGCAAAAAGCACTGCGTAATTTGACTGAAGGAACAGTAGAGGAACTTATAATTATAGACAGATTGCCTTATCCAGATAAAAGTTGTACATACGAGCTTCGTGCTATATTTGCATCTGAAGATGCCAATGCTCTTTTTGATGCTATCTGCAAACTAAGCAATAAAAGCAGAAATGCTTTTACGCAATTTCTTGCTTATCATTATAATTTTGACTATGACCTACAAGATGTGGGAGACAGATATAAGGCAGATATTCCTTGTTTACTCAAACTGAAAGATTTGGTCGATAATGAAATCAGTATATCAAAAGGAGTGGATAAACTTGCCTTCATAAGGTTAAAAGATGTCTTGATTGAAGCTATTAGGAGGTGTGAAGGCTAAAGTGATCATTGATGCCAATGTAGAAGCTAAAAATGGCGTATCGTAAAAAACGGATACGCGATGAAAGACCATTATTCCTATTGGGCTAAAATAGAGGATATGAGGGCTATAAATGGAAACGGGTGGCGGCGGGGAATCGGGAGGTTATAAAGGGAGGAAGGATGCCATAAAAGAGTAGAGCCGTCGGCAGACCGGAGCGCAAAAAAATCCCTCTGCCCGGTCATCACGACCATGCAGAGGGAACGGTTGAAATTATGATTATGTCAAGCAGCTTCGGCAATAGCTTCGTGTTTGGCTGCCTGCGGTTGTCCGGTCTCTTTCAGGCTTTCATCAATCCTGTGTTGAAGTTCCTTACATTCCTGTTTGAGCCTTGACAGTTCATCGGCTTTACTCCACTGGCGACAAATGATGTCTTGTAATGTGGGAATTTCGCTTTCTATCCGCTCTACCGCCTTTTGTTGCTTCTCGATAAGAGAGGGCAATTTGCTTAATGCTCCATGCGGATATTGTGCCGACTCAACGAAACCAAGCGGCAGTGCACCGCTCAGGCCGCATCGGTATTTCAATCCACTTATACCCTCTACAAAGAATGTATTGCGGTCAAACGTACCGTCTATGCTGTACTCGCTACGCACCAACAAGTTCAGCCCTGCATACGTGCCAACTGTGCCATACGCTTCGTTGCGGTAGGTCTTGGCGATACGGTGCAACTCCCGGCCTACTTCCTCGGTAGTAGCTTGCGGCAAGCTCAAAAGCAAGGTTGCCTTTATCTCATTATACGAGTTGATGTATTCCAAATCCCTCATGAGATTGGCCTCTGTACGCTTTGCCTTTTCGATTTCTCCCTGACCGGCAGCTATTTTACGCTCGGCACGGATGCGTTCTTTCTTGAAAATAGCCTGTTCCTTTTCAAGCTGCATAATCTTGTTGTCGAGCTTCGTCTTGTTCAGCAAGTCGTTATTGCCTGACAGAATAGCCACGAACTCGGCAAAGTTCATACCGCTGTCCTCATCCATGCCTCCCTCGTCGATACGGCGCACGGCGATTGTACCGTTGTTAATTTGGTTGATAAACATTTGCTTGTTTTTCAACAGATTAAATTTGTAGGCGTCGAGGGTCTTTTCCGTGCCATAAATTACGACATCTACCACATTGCCACCCCACAGCTTTACGGTGTTGCCTTTGCGTATTGCCCTGCCGTTTCGTTGCTCCATGTCAGCAGGTCGATCGGGTAGGTCAAGGGCATTACTGCCCTCTTCCCCCCTCAGAACCGTACGTGAGGGTTTCCCCTCATACGGCTCAAGCTTTTCAAAGTCTCTGTTCGTGTGCAGAGACCGGCTCATCCTACTTCTTGTTTCCATTGTTTTTACGGGATAATTTGAAACATTCATCATGAACCAACAGATTGCATTTCCGTCCGTCTTGTACGGTCGGCATTACATTCCATGCCTTATGCGTGTCAATCGGTTCACCACATATCGGACATTTCCGACCTTGCTTTTCCCATAGGTAAAGCAGGGATTTACGTCCTTTCAGCGTCACAAGCATCTTTGACTTCATTCTTTTATTGAAGTACAGGCGGCAGTCTGCGTCAAACGGATTCATGTCCCCCTTTATCTGCGTATATTGCAGAAAAGGAAACGAAGATGCCAGTTTCAACAAGGTAAGTTGGTCTTCTTTGCCGTTTGATTTCTTGAACTTAGCCGCAAAAGTCCAGCTGTTCCCTCGGATATTGTGCCAATAGCGGTCTTTTATCCACTGTTTCCCTTTCTTGGAATGACGGCGTTTAGCCCATTGCCACAAGGCGAGAAATATCTGATGGTCGATTCTGTGAAAAGAATCACGTGTCGCCCCATGTTGATAATATGCTCCCCATCCTCGAATTTTAGCATTCAACATCCTGATTAATGATTCCTGCTTGCAACCCTTATGACCTTTTGTCACCTTACGGATATTCTCCATAAAGCGTTTTTCGGCTTTCTTGGTCGGCTTGGTCAATATTTCATTGCCGAATTTGCGGATGTTGAAACCGAGAAAATCGAAACCGTCACGGATATTGGTTATCACCGTCTTTTCTTCTGATAAGGTCAGACCTCTTTCAGACATAAAGTCGGCTACCAATGGCTTGATTTCCTTTTCAAGAGTTTCACGGTTCTCGCAGGTAATTATAAAGTCATCAGCGTAACGGACAAGATTCACCATTGGCGAATATAACTTACCTTTGATTCTAACTCGTTTATATTTCTCTGCAAGGACTTCCTGCAATCCGTCCAATGTCATATTGGCAAACGTGGGAGAGATAATGCCACCTTGTGGCGTTCCCTCCTCTGTCGGGAACATCTGTTTGTTGAAGATATAGCCGCATTTCAACCATTTTCGGAGTATTGCCTTGTCCATAGGGATGTTGGCAAGCAGCCATTCATGGCTGATGTGGTCGAAGCACCCCTTTATGTCACCCTCCAGAATCCATTCGGGAGAATAGCCTTTTCGGAGAATGTTATGGCATTGCATTACCGCGTCCATACAGCGGCGTTCCTTGCGGAAACCGTATGAACGTGAGTCGGCTGTTGTTTCCGACACTGGTTCTAATGCCATAAGGTAGAGTGCTTGCATGGCTCTGTCTTTCATTGTCGGTATTCCCAACGGTCGCAGTTTGCCATTACTCTTTTTGATGTGGACTCTTCTCAATGGCTTCGGCTGGTAGCCTCTGCGTTTGAGTTCGCTTATCGCTTGTGTTTTTGCTTCGGGTTTCTCCCATGTTTCCATGTCCACTCCGGGGGTGTTGCCACCTCCGTTAGAAGTAACTCTCTTTACGGCTAAGGCTTTTGCGTAAAAAGAGTGGGTCAGCGTCCACTGCAAGGCTTTCACCTTGTTGTATCTGCCTTCCTTCTGAGCCTTTACAATTCGTGCTTGTAGCTTTCTGACAGCCAACTCCGCTTTAGTCCAGTCTATTCTGTCCCAAAGTGTTTGCTGATTGTCAGCAGGCGCACACGATGTCTTGTTTTCGTTCATTTGCTTTCCTCCTTTTGAAAGTTCTAAAAGTTAATTGTAAAGAATCACCATTTGACAACATTCGGTTTGATTGCCTACCTAATGTCGTCACAGAAGTCTGCCCACTTTCGTGTCGGATGATGTCGCCCACATCAGCCCGTGATGTCGGTTCAATCCGTATCCGCTCCATTACAGAACGGCATTCGCTTTTTCTGTTATCTTATACCTGCACACCATTCGGCTTTCATTGCTGTCAGCTTACCTGTCATTTTTACATGACAGGAGATATACAGGCTTACCATGTTCCACATAGATAACTAACGGATAGGTTAGGTTCTGTCTCATCCTCCGGCGGTGCTTATATCCGTGTAATCCTACCATGGAGAGGATTAACCGACCGCTTCCCTTTTGGGTAGAGTGTGCCAGTATCTTACACTCTTTCGTGACATTACGAAGTTTACTAACAGTTCGCTTGCGCTAACCATACTATCCAGCCTCGCCACTCTACGGTATGATACTAACCGTACTTGACTTCCCCTCACGGTTCTGTCTTGTCTTGCGAAAGTGTACTTCGTCCCGACCGCTTAATACAACATTAAGGTGCATCGGTCGGTAGGCTACCGCTGACGGAACAGCGGGTTAAAGCTGATACCCGTAAGTATCATTCCAACAATTATCTATGCGACTTCATGTCGCACCCAAGGTATTTCAAGGTGATGCACCGCTACAGCCCTTTGCTGGGCGTTCACACCTGTGCCTAACATGGTCGTGCTTCCAAAAAGAACTCGCACCTTGCCGTTGTTCATTTCTTCAAACAGCTTTTTTCTTGCCCTCTCGGTAGTGGCGCATTGGATAAACTGTATTTCATCAGCAGGAATGCCGAGCCGTACCAACTTCTCTTTGATGTCGGTATATACGTTCCATTCGTTCGGTTTGTATGTACCAAGGTCGCTGAACACGAACTGTGTACCCCGATTGTCATTGGAGCGTATATAGTAGTCATAGATTGTCCTCGCACAGATAGAAGCCTTGTTATCGGCATCATCCTTGAACTTGCAACCCAACAAGCGCATATCAAGAGCCATTTTTCGGGCTACATTGGTCGCAACCAACATTTTCGCCTTGTCGAGGTTGTCGGGTTGCGGAACGTCAAGCCCCAAGTCCTCCCACTGGCCGCTACCGGCGAAAGATACCAAGCGTCCTATCATTTCCTCCTGCTCGATTGTCGGGGGATAAGAGAGGAAACGCACGTTCTTCTCAGGTACATCAAGATTTATCATGTCGGCTGTACGGTAATCCGTAATCTCACGCAGAAACATTGCCAGCTCCGGCACTTTGATGTAAGTACGAAAACGCTCTTTGCGCTTCACCGAGCCTGTCACGTTCAATTCATAATCTGCCGTTTTCTTTGTGAATATGGCTGCCCATGCATCGAAACAGCTAATCCGTTGCCGTTGAAGCTCCTGCGGACGCAAATACTTGAACATCACATATAGTTCGGTCAGTGCATTTACCACCACTGTACCCGACAGAAACGTAGCCCCAAGGTCACGACCTGTCCGGCGCTGAATGTCACGAATGGCAAACAGCAGGTTCATCGCCCTTTGCGAGCCTTTGGTATTGCCGATACCTGCAACCCTCGTGTGGCGTGTCTGAAACATTAAATTTTTCATTACATGGCTCTCATCAACAAATATGTGGTCTATGCCCATTGTGTGAAAGTCCACCGCATCGTCTTTCCGATTATTGATTTTCATGCGCAGTTCTTGTAGTTTAGCTCCAAGGTTCTGTTTGCGTTTCTCCAACCCCTCCTGCATCTTTCCGCTACGGTAACGCATGGTGGACTGCTCCAAAAATTCGAGGTTACGCTCCACATCGGCAAGCTCTTCCGTGAATATATCTATCATGGTCTCTTCTGACTGCGGTATCTTGGCGAACTGGTCGTGCGTGAGTATGATGCAGTCCCAGTTGTTATTCTTGATTTTTGAAAAGACCTCTTGCCTGTTGGCAGGGGTAAAATCTTCCTTGCCCGGATAGAGAACTTTGGCCGTAGGGTATGCCTTGCGGAACGTATCGGCAATTTCGTGCACATTGGCTTTCAGCCCGATAATAAGCGGCTTGTGTGCCAATCCGAGACGTTTCATTTCGTAGGCGGCAACACACATTATCATCGTCTTGCCTGTGCCTACCTCGTGCCAACAGATACCGCCTCCGTTCTGCTTAATCATCCAGATAGCATCTTTCTGTGAGGGATAGAGGCTATCGTATGGAAACTGCTCGAAAGAGAGCTGCGGAAAGGTCTGTGCCGAACCGTCATAATGCGGCCTGACATAGCAGTTGAAACGCTCGTTATACACCCTCACCAGCTCGTCCCGAACCTCTATCGGCTGCCTGTCAAGCCAGCGGTTGAAACGGTCTCTAATCTCCTGTATCTTGGTGGCTGCCTCTTGTATGGCTTCCTCGTCCGGCACACGCACCTTATCACCGTTGCGGCATATCTCTTTCGTGATTTCAGGTACAGTATCATGCAGGGCATGAACAAACAAATCCCCACCATTATAGTTACGAACGGAATAGGTGTTGTAAGCCACCGGAGAGTAACTTTGCAGGCGTACTATGTAGGTATCGTTCACATCGAAATACATTACGCTTGTCTCGGTCTCGAAAAGTTCAGTTGCAAAATCGGCATATAACTTTGTGTCAATCCAACGCTCGCCCATGTTAATGTCGAGTTCCTCGTAGGGTATCGCTTCGGGTGTCACATCAGCCAAAGCCTTTACAGCAGTTTCCGTCCAATCTTTTTCCCTGTCCGTGAGTTCGGACAAGTAAGAACCTATCTCCTTGCATTTGGCAATGACATTGCCTGAAAGGAACTTACCTTTGTGCTCCCACTCCCCGATAACAGGATTGTAAAATATCTCACCTTTGAGGTCGCCGATGATTTCTTCCTCGGCACTATCCGTGGACTGCATCAGGTAGTCCATATCAACCCTGCCGTAGAAATTCAAGCTGCTTGCCAACGCTTCAATCGGTATCAGCCGTTTGTTCGGGTCTATCTTCTTGAACGCCACAGGTTCACGCATGATGTCGGACTTGACTAAATCCTTTCCAAGCTGCATTTCTATTGTAAAGACTTCCACACCGAGGCTGTCAAGCATGATAAACTCTTTGTTGTCGTTCTCGTGGAAACAACCCCATTTGGCAACAAAGGCATCGTATCGGGCGTTCAGCTCTCCACGCAATCCGTTATCCTCTTTTTGTTCTTCCCTCTCTTTGATTGACAATTCAAAGTATGCCTTGCGTATAGGGAAATAGTCTTTTGCCCTATCTGCATTGACCTTACCCTCGTCCACCGGTACAAAATCAATGGCTACCTCTTGATAAAGACTTGATTTTCGGTATTGGATAGTACCTATCTGTCCCTCAAACAGCACCATTGCGCCGTCTTTCATCCATGCTTCCACCCCGTCCGTGTAGGCTCTTTTGCCTTTTGCGACTTGTTTCATGGCTACACTCCCGAAAAGGGACATCTGCATATCTTCGCTGCCTTGTCCGTCCCCCATGAAAAGACTTTTGCGGAAGTATCGGCCAAAGTCAAGTTTCAGCAGTGCGGCGAGATATTGTGACATGGCATTTTCATTGCCCTGCCATTGGTATTTGCGTACATATTTTCCGTATTGGTTCTGTACAATGCGGCTACCTGTCGCAAGGGTGGTTTTCGGTATGGTGAACAATTTGTTGGCGTATTCGGTCATTGTGCCTGTGGCGTCCGCCTTTTCCCTGCCTACTTGTAAAAACAGTTGTTCCCGCTGTGAGAGTGCCGCCTTGCGCGTGTGCTTTTGGAATATCAGCAGGTCGCTACCTACCTCTATACCGCTTGTCTGCATGAAAAGCATATCGGGCAGACGGATTGCACTTATCAGGTCGGCATGATTTACAAGATATTCACGCACGAACTTATTGCCGGGCGTGTCGGCTATGCCCCTCGATGTGATGAAAGCTAACAAACCACCCTCATTCAACAACTCCATTGCTTTGACAAAAAAGTAGTTGTGTATGGTCTTGGTGGCCTGTTCGTACATACCGCCTTTCTTCCATAGTTCCGCATCGAACACCCTGAAATTGCCAAATGGAATGTTGGAGGCTATGACATCGAAAGTTGTATGTTCAAAACCTTGTTCTCCGATTTCTTCAAACCCAGTCGTCCGTGTAAGCGTGTTTTCATGGAGCAGGGAGAGTATCATCCCCGAAATGAGGTCTTTCTCAATAGCATAATCATACGTGCCGGACATGGCTATGGGCAGAAAACCGCCTATACCAGCACTTGGTTCGAGAAATGAACGCATTTTGAGACCGTTTTCGCTGAATGTGGCATGTATCTGCCGCACCACTGCATCAACAAGGAATTTCGGCGTGTAAAATGCTGTCAGTACAGATGCTTTGATGCCCTCTATGACATTGTGCCGCATGGGTTCTGTGAAATGAGGGTAAGCATTGATTAACTCCTGTAATCTTTGTATCGGTTCTTTCATATCACCACCTATGGGTTTGTCCGTACCTATATTCAATACTTCTTTGATACCCCCGAAACCAGAATATCGGGATAAAATTTCTTTTTCTTCCGCAGTGGCCTGCCTGCCTTGAACTTGGATTTTCATTGCCGTTTCTATGGCTTCCACGTTCGCTACCAATGACTTCAATTTGTTGTAACTCATAATTTAACCTTTCTTTTTTTTCCCTTTGTTCGGCCTGTTTGCGACCTTTGGGATTTATTTTTCTGCCTCCAAAAGGTGGCGGAAACAATCGGGACAAGGCTGATGCGGAAAAATACGCTCGACAGACGGAGAGGAAGATTTTTGCGGCTCACTCGCGGCGGAACGCCGGCATTGGCAAGATTGGAGCAGCCTATTACCTTTGCGGGAAAATAAGTCCACGAGAGGTCGCACGGCAGCAGCAAAACAGTAATAAATGACAATCAAATAGAAAGGGATGAATGAAACAGTAAAACAGGGGTGTTAAAACAGGGTAATGGACAACCGGAACGGATTGACCGTACTATAATCGGGGGAAGGTGGACTATAAAGGGAGGTGGAATCGGATGGATTGGCCCATCTCTTGATAATTGCAGAATGACGACTGTATTAAATGTCGTGAAAAAAATGCAACGGACTATTTTTTTGTATCATGAGCGTATTATTCAGCAAATTAGTTGTATCTTTGTAATCGCATAGATTTTTTTGAAATGAAAACAGCTATACAGATTGCCAAAATAAGAGCGGTGGTACTCTACATCATGCAGAGTTTCACTCAAGGAGTGGACTATATAAAGTTATTTAAAATACTTTATTTTGCCCAACAGGACCATCTTGTCAAATATGGCAAAGTGATTGTCGAAGACTCTTTCAGAGCATTGAAGCATGGCCCGGTGCCAGCCTATACCTACAAGGCACTGCAAATTGCAGAAGGCAAACCCTTGGATGGGAATTTTGACGAGTTCCTTTCAGACATAGAGGTTCGTGACAAGAAGGTATATACTTCTGCCGTACCCGATATGGACTATATATCAGGTGCCAACAAACGTTGTCTTGACGCTGCTATCGCTAAATATAAGGATACAGACCCTTATGACTTGTCCGATTTGTCGCATGACTCGGCATGGGAAGAAGCGATGACACGCATTCAGGATGATCCTCAAAAGAACTTCATTACCATTATAGATATAGCCCGAGCAGGAAAAGCTACCGAGGACATGGTAGATTATATCCGAGAAAAGCAGATTGTCAAGAACGCTTTATCTTAAATCAAATGGACGACAAAACCGGTGCATTGGAAAGGCTGAAAGCTATAATGGCCAAAGCTGAACAAGTAGATATGTCATCAGTCAAAATTGGTGACATTATTTATGTTCCCTTGGACGAAGAGGACGGACTGATACTAAAAGACGGATATAAAGACCGCAATAAATATATTGTTATTATTGGCTTTACTCCGGAAGGTGTCGCTATCGGTGCCTTACTGATAAATTCGGAAATAGACTCTTCCAAAAGATCGGAAGAACTACTGAACTGCCAATATCCTTTGATGGTTCGGAACTATCGTGATATTCTGGACTATGACAGTTGGCTGGATTGTTCCGATATATTCGAGCTTTCAAAATTGAAAATCACGGAAAAGAACGGTAAACTGAAAGGTTGCCTGATTTCCGAAGACAGGGAACGGGTTATACAATTTCTAAGAGAGACAGAGGTGTTCGATAATGCAACTAAAAGGCGTTATGGCATTATTAAATAATGGCGTTAAATCATAGGGAATGGATAGAATAGGTTTAGATACCAGAATTTCAAGGAAAGAATCGTTTCTATTGGCAAATGACGGTTTGTATTTAGGCAGATTGTCGTTGAACACATCTACTCTTGATTCCATATCCAACAACGAGAATATATACGGTAGTCACTTTTCAAGTATATCTTTCAAGAATCGGTATTCCATATATGGAAGTCCCGGTTCATCGTTAAGTCCATACAATCCGAATACATTAACCCCACCAGTTATTTATTTAAAAGGTGAGAAAATCGGTTGTTTGAGTAAAAATGTGAATCTTACAAATCGTGTAGATCCGGACGTGCTTAATGACTGGATGATAAGTCAGCGATTATTTGATTAGTTTTCCATACAGAAAAATACATAAGTCTCCAGTCGTAAATTGGGAACTTATGTATTTAGTGGGTCAAATGCTGATGCCGTCCTGTAAAACGACTGGAGTTATCGTTGTAAGTGATAACTTCTTCAGACATCATTAATCTCTACTTTCCAATCTTATACATATTATCACGGGAGTCAAACCGCACACCGCAAAAAATGTAGTCAGGTGTACGCACTGCTCTTGCCGTGTATATATCCTTGCAGTTGCATTCTTCAAGGTATCCTGCCAAACTATCCACCATAATAGCGCAACTTAATTCCGCTGTTTGATGCTTGAACCGCCTGCCGTTTATTTCGACTAACACATAAGGGGCGAAAAAATCAAACGGGCTATTGCTTTCGGGGGATAAGATGCCGATGTCTATCAGTTTGATAGGATTTAACTTTTCGTCCTTTGCCTTGTCGTTGTCCTTTTCAATTTGTTCACGTAGCAAGCGGAGGTAGCAATCTTTCTTCGCCTCAAAAGTATGTATCGACTTAATCCACTCACGAATCCGTTTCTTAAAGTATGCCATACTATTGGAAACAAAGAGCGTTATCCGTCCGTCTATGACAAAACCGTAATCGGTCATACCACTACTCCATTTACCCATACATTTATGGCGTACAGGCTCCCATGTCTTGCCTCCTACAAGGGCAACAAATTCATCTACTGCTGCTTTCTCTTTCCTTTTCATTGTATATAGTTTTTAAAATTCAGGAATAGTTCCTTTCTCAATCAAAACGTTATCGGCATAATACTCAATCGTACCAGTCGTAACACCAATATTCTGACAAACTGTTCTGAGATAGTTTTGATAGTCGTCTCCAGAAAAGTTCTTGCCACATAAGTTTTTGAAAATCATCGGAATGGATATATCATCCGTACTCGATAGTATCACTTTGCCATTCTGCCTAATCTCTGTTTTCATAATGCTGTTTTTGTTTTTATTGTTACTATTTCCCTTTGTTCGGTCTGTTTGCGACCTTTGGGATTTATTTTTCTGCCTCCAAAAGGTGGCGGAAACAATCGGACAAGACTGATGCGGAAAAATACGCTCGACAGACGGAGAGGAAGATTTTTGCGGCTCACTCGCGGCGGAACGCCGGCATTGGCAAGATTGGAGCAGCCTATTACCTTTGCGGGAAAATAAGTCCACGAGAGGTCGCACGGCAGCAGCAAAACGATAATAAATGACAATCAAATAGAAAGGGATGAATAAAACGGTAAAACAGGGGTGTTAAAACAGGGCAACGGACAACCGGAACGGATTGACCGTACTATAGGGAATGAGTACATCTTTTTGATAAGGCAGGATGCAGTTCGGAACAGGCAACCTGAAAAACAATGTTTTTTGTTTGCTTATCCGCCAATCTTTCGTTATCTTTGTCAAAATGAAGACAGCAGACGGTACTTTCGGGTACGGTCATTGTCGTGACATGGAAGATTCATACTCGGCTTGGAAACAGGCAGAGATTGATATACATATTGTACGTTCACTGAACGTCTTGGAATAGAAAACTGACACTTATCAAAAAGACAAGATGTATAGCAAAATATTCATACTGTATGTTTATACAGCAGGGGCTTGCTTATCTGCCTTTTAAGTATGACAGTGCCTCTATTCCGGAATAGCGTGGGTTCATGCTGTTCTTTAAGGTGCAAGGTGGACATAATTCTTAAAAATACATTGAATACCTTAGATTTGCATCTGAGGATTACAGATAAAATAGAAAGGATAAATTTGTGAAGTAAAGAAAGAATGCAGGAAGTGAACCATGATTGATTAAGGATTATCCAGTTCCGTTTTCATAAGCGGACTTCCTGCTTGTTTGAACCCAGACCCAGATAGTAGGTTAACATCCATTGTTAAGGTAGTTAGGTTAAGTTCAATCCCTTTCTTGCTTAAATCAGTAAAAAAACAAATGTATGGAAAATTTTTATTTTATCGGTGTGGACGTATCAAAAAAGAAGTTGGACTTCTGTGTTATGTTTGAAGGAAAGGTTGTACATGAAGAGGAAACAACCAATCATCAAAGTGCAATCATGGCATTGCTGCATCAATTGGAAGAAGACTATGGTATAGTAGGTTGTCAAATGCTTGTTTGTGCGGAACATACCGGACAGTACACCTTCCCATTGGCATGTGCCTGCAAAGCCGTAGAATGCAAACTTTGGCTTGAGAACCCTGCTGAAATCAAATACTCATCCGGTGTTCAGCGAGGAAAGAATGACAAGGTAGATGCCAAACGTATTGCCATCTATGCCAAACGCTTTCAGGACAGGGTGCAGTATTATGAACGTCCTACGGAAGACATTGAAAGATTGAAGCAGCTTGAATCTGAACGTACATTGTATGTGACGGATTTGGCTAAATATAAAGGGCAGATGAATGACCAGAAAGACTATATGCCGAAAACTCTGTATGAGCGCAAGATGAAGCGTTTACAGGCGTTGATGGAAGACTTGGAGGAAGCCATACAAGCCATTACAGACGAAATGGATGAAGTGATAGCTTCCTGCCCTGTACTGTGCAGACAGAGGGAACTGTTAATGTCCATAGACGGAGTTGGACGCGTGGTGGCAACCAACATGATCATCACAACGGAAGCTTTTACACGTTTTGATGATCCGAGAAAGTTCAATTGTTATGCCGGAGTAGCTCCTTTCTCCTATTCTTCCGGAAGTTCCCAACACTCGAAATCAAGAGTGTCGCATCGGGCAGACAAGGTGATGAAAAGACTTCTTCACTTAGCTGCTGTGGCGGTGACACATCGGATAGGTGGAGAACTGAAGAAATATTACGAAAGGAAAGTTGCAGAGGGTAAGAACAAGATGTCTGTAATCAATGCGCTGCGAGCTAAAATTGTAGCAAGAATGTTTGCGGTCATCAAAAGAAATGAGAAATATAAACCTATTTTATCGTAAATAATTTGCAAAAATCATAATTTGCAAAAATCATAGTTCCTATGTTTAAAATCGGAAGTGACGGATAACATAAAATAGTACTAAAAAAAGCTATACCATTATAGTTAACTTTGTGTATAACGAAAACAATATTAACCAATAACGATATAGCTTATGAAGTGTGTACAAAGTAACGAATTAGATTTTAGTGGACAAAATATTTATGTAGGAATTGATGTCCACCTGAAGAGTTGGTCTGTTGCAATTTTATCAGAACATAGCGTTCTGAAGCGATTCAGTCAAAGTCCCGAACCGGAAGCATTGCACAAGTATCTTGTCAACAATTATCCCGGAGCCAATTACTACTCTGTTTATGAAGCCGGCTTCTGCGGCTTTTGGATACACGAGAAGCTAATGGATTTAGGGATAACCAACATAGTGGTCAATCCTGCTGATGTACCGACCATGGGTAAGGAAAAACTTCGTAAGACAGATGCCGTGGACTGTAACAAGCTGGCTCGTGAATTACGTTCCGGTTCCCTGGAAGGGATATACGTACCCAAGGCAGATGTCCTCGAAATGCGCTCTTTGATAAGGATGAGAAACCTGATAGTAAAAGACAGTACTCGTGCGAAGAACCGAATCAAATCTTTGCTTCGTTTTCATGGAGTAGAGATTCCAAAAGAGTTTACCCGGTGTTCGATAGGATGTTGGTCCAAACGTTTCCTTTCCTGGTTACAGGCTCTTGAACTGTCCACAGAATATGGAAAGAAGACACTGGAGCTTCATCTTGAACAGTTCATTCGTCTGCGTAAGATGCTCTTGCAAGAAACACGTGCCATCCGTGAAATATCCCGTAAAGCACCGTTCGACAAACCTATACGGTTGCTGACATCTGTTCCGGGTATAGGTGTTACAACTGCCGCTACCCTGATGGTCGAGATTGACGATATTGTCCGTTTCTGCAATGCGGAGCATTTAGCCTCTTTCATTGGGTTGGTTCCCATGTGTCACTCCAGTGGTGATAACGACAGCGTTGGTGACATTACGCCACGTCGTCACTTCATGCTTCGGTGTCTGTTGGTGGAAGCAGCATGGATTGCTATTCGAAAAGATCCGGCCATGACAATGGCTTACACGGAATACAGAAAGCGTATGAATCCGCAAAAGGCCATTGTAAAGATAGCCCGCCGGTTGGTAAACAGAGTATATTATGTACTTAAACATGAAAAGGAATATGTGCCATGTGTTGTCAAATGATATTGAATCCTATAAGGTAAAACAGCTTTCTTTTGAGAGAAATACTACATACTACTTGCGGCTTTGAAGTCCGCTCAACATAGTTTGTAACTCTCATTACATGGTCTGACTGATAAAGGAACTTGCGGCTCGCTTCGTTGATGTCCGCTGTGGAAAGTTTGTTTTACCATAGGATTACGGTTAGGTTTTCTTAGCCATATCAGACGATATCAGTAATACAAAAAGAGAGGCGTGTGACCGCCTCCCCATGTAGCATTACTGCGTACCGTCAGGATGTTTATTGCTGGTAGGTTGCTCCTCAGCAGAGCCTACTTCCTCTTAACATCCTGATACAAAGATATAAAACTAAAGTTAATTAATAATGAATTATCCAACTTTGTTTGGATTTTAAATGGAAAGTAGTATGGAAGAGAAAACAGAAAAAGGACAACAAATTGGACAACTCCCCAAAAGAGACGTTTTGACGGGTAATGAGCAGTTTCCATTTCAAGAAGACAGAGAAAATGGTTCTATCACCCCCTAACGTCCTAAAGAGTTTCATTAGTTCCGGAAAAGGTGGATATATGAGCTATATAACCGAGTATAATGTTTCCATTCATCATCCTTCATCTGGAATTGATAGTGGCAATAAATATACATTAGAAGGTGCTATTGTTCAAGTTCCGGAAGATATAAGAATGGTTGGGCTAAAGGTGTCATTCTTGAACAATAGCGGACTTGTGGAGACGTGGGAATTTGCAGGTGGAGTATTTGAAAATATCGAGAACTGGAAATCAAATGAAGATAAATTGACTGACATTAGAGATGAAGCAATCAGTAAAATAAAGGAAGTTGAAAGCGATGCTATTTCAAATTTCAGTTCCCAGCGTATTACCCCTGATATGCTGTCTGAATCGACCAAGCAGTTCATTAACGGAAGTGGTGGCGGTACGATAAACAATCTTGCGGACGACGAAGACCTTGTGTCTGTAGACAAAGGGGAAAGTTTAAGTGTTTTAAAATTTGCCGACCGTGCTTATAATCTTGAAACGCATATAGGAATGGGATATAAAATTCTGCGCAGGAATATTATAGACGGTAAAAATATACTTACGCAGGAAATGGTTAATCAGCCTCATACAATTTATATGATCCAGTATGATTTTGATTTGGATGGTGCCACCATAACTTTGCCGGAAGGTTGTATGTTCTATTTTCAAGGTGGAAGTATAAGTAATGGCTTTTTAGAAGGAAAAATAGAAAATACTCATGCTCGTCCGGAGTGGTTTCATTCTCCTAAAGATGGGGATTGGTCCGCTGCCATACAGCAGGCTTTGAATATTTGTCCTACAGTTCTGCTATCTAATAAAATATATGAGTTAAGAGTTCCGATATTGCTGAATATATATAACCACCTTATTGGTATAGGGACAGAAAAAAGTAAGATTATTTCAAATATTGATAGTGGCTTTTGTATTTATTGTAACATAGACGATGATGATAAAGACATACAAAGCTGGTATAGTTTTATGGTAATAAAAGATTTGGCTATTAGTTACAAACATAAAGATTGGGTAGATGATGAAAGGTTGACATATTATGAAAATGCACATTGCATCAAATCTTCAGCCAATCTGCATGTAATCAATGTGAATATAAGTTATTTTAACAAAGCAATAGAATTTCCCAATTATGCGGACAGCGTTAAGTTGCATTATCTGACAATAGACGACAGAGCCAGGCTAAAAAATCCGGACTATGCGCCAAACAGGGATTGTAATATAATATTTAAAGAATCAGGTGATTGTGCAGATATAAATTTCTTATACAACAGTCAGGTCTATTTTAATCTTCAACCTTCAATATTGGTAAGAAATTGCATCCAGTGTGGCTTTGTTTTCAAATATTCTAATGCCAAACTTGTAAATGTACATAATGAAGACACAGAACATTACCCTATTTTTTTATCGGAAAGCAATGTGGTTTTGGATAATTGTTTTTTTCATGTGCCTGAATCTCCTGAAAAGTCAGTTATATATAAAGATTCTGGCTTTAACAACCTCAGCTCTTTAGCATTAGTAAGAACAAGCTTTAATGGAAATCCTACAAATAAAGGTAAAGTGTATTATCATAACAATATTATAGATTTCAATCATATAGGTCTGAGTGTGTATGTCAATAACAGCCATAGGGCCATATTAGGGGCATCATGGCAAAACATACATGCAAGGATAGCAGACGCAGTGCTGTCAATTCCGATTGAAAGTTCTAAATTGGTAAATGCCAAATTACAGAATAGCTGGATATTTACGGATCGGAATCCTATCTATCTATATGGAGAGGGGGTATCGTCTGTTCCAAGAAAATTTGAGGGTGCAGATTTGAATAATAATTTAAAAATTGGCAAATACGTCTATGAAGTAACTCCAGTATTGGACAGGCAAAGATTAATAGCTTTTAATCGAATTAAAAATTCTTCTTATCAGTGTGACAGAACTGAAGAAGATTTAGATAACATACTTAGACTTGTAATCTATGCTGCTGTTCCCACAAATTTAGGAATTTATATACACAGAATTTACAATGATGCAGATAAGAAAAAATGCTATGTAGACAATATCGTTTCATTACAGACAATTTTACTTGATGATGGCGACACGATTGTCGGCAATTATACAGAATGGGAGGATGATAATGACGAAATGCTGTTTAATGTTATTGAAGATGAAAATGTCTATTACAAAAATGACGGTTTAAATGTTGTTGTTAAACTAAAAGATATTCCGAAAGTAGGAAAATGGGAGTATGGCGATAAAGTCATTGTCAATAATGTAGAGCATATGTTTAATGGAATTGACTGGCTATAATTGGGCATTATAAACTGTAATAAAAAATATGAAAAATAACATCTTAGGTGCGGTGGTCTATCTATCCACCGCTATAGTATTCGGTGGCAGCACTGCACTGTTGATGCTCTTTATCAAGGAGAACAGCGACCGTTGCCACTACTATAACGGCAAGTGGAACAAAACAGACTTGCTGTGTGGAGCTGTCGCAATATGTGCAGGTGTGGTTGTAAATCATTATTTGTTGAGGTCATGAAAAATCTACCCTGGCTATTAGTTGTATTGCTGGCAATCGCTTGTGTGGCGGCGTGGTTCCGCCCGCACGAGCCTTTGCCGGCAGAAATCCGTACCGAAACAAAGATACAGACGGTTGTCAAACTTGATACGGTTCTTATCTCTAAACCGATAGCTGTGTTTTGGCAGATATTACCGAATGATACTATACGTATAGGCGATACCTTGCTTCATCGCAAACGGGTTGTGTATGAAGATAGCTTGTATCGTGCGGTGGTGAGCGGATATGTAGACCCGCGACTGGATATCATAAAGGTGTTCCCAAAGACCGTTTATCAAGTGGTAACGAATGACATCTATCATCCGGTTCCCATCAAACCGAAGAAGAAGCGTTGGGGATTAGGGTTGCAGGCTGGGTATGGGTATCCAGGCGGCATGTACGTAGGCGCAGGAATAAGTTATAATCTATTTGTATGGTAAGAAAGAAATTAACGATGTAGAAGTTGGCTTGTAGCTGACACTCTTTCGGGGGCTTAGAGTATAAAGAAAGCCCCCAACGTTTCACGTTAATATTGCCACATAAAAACATGATAAGCATAAGACAATGCACGTTGGAGGCTTTAATATCTTCAACGCATTATCTTATGCTTTGTTCATTTAATCTCATGTTTTATGTGGCAGGGCAAAGATAAATATAAAATTCAGAAAAACTATGTGTAAGTCAGAAATCTTTGCCGAAACAATCAATCTCGTGGCGCAGGAGACCGAAATACCCGCCAGCCGAATACTATCTTCGGATAAGGATACGGAAACCGTAGACGCCCGCTATTTGCTTGTACAGTTGCTTGTCGAAAGGGGAATGTATCCTTCGCAGATAGCTCCTAAAATCCACAAAACCAAACGCGCGATAAACTACATGATTTCCAATTTTCAAGAACGTATGGAAGGCGGGAAAATGTTGAGAATATATTGGGAAAACATTAGGAAAGCGTTGGGAAACAACTGATTTCATGGCAGTATCGGTATTTATACTTTTGTGATGCGGTTGATTTTGACCGTAATACAAAATATAAATCTCTATGGAAAGAACGTATGTCTTCAATCAAGACGGGAACAACGGAAATGGTGGCGGAAGCAAATTCGACATCATGGCTATGTTGCCCAACTTGATGGGAAGCAAGGGTGTAGACCCCGGACTTCTCGCTTTACTGAACCAGGGACGTGGCAGCCAAGACCAATGGGGCGGCTCGTGGTGGTTCATCTGGATTATCCTTTTGTGGTTCTGTTGGGGCGGCAACGGCTTTGGCAACCGCTTTGGCAATGGTGGCGGTCTGCCTGCCGAGCTTAACGGTGATGTCGGTCGTGAATACCTGATGTCAGCCATTCAGGGTAACGGTAACGCCATCAATCAGCTTGCTTCTTCTTTGAACTGCTCTACCCAACAGTTACAGAGCGCCCTGTGCAACATCCAGGGACTTATCGCCAATGTTGGCAATCAGGTGGGCATGTCAAGCCAGCAAATCATCAACGCATTCCAGTCCGGAAATCAGGCTGTTCTTACTCAGATTGCAGATTGTTGCTGCAAGACTCAGAACGCCATTACCACAATGGGCTATGAGAACCAGCTTGCGATGTGCAATCAGACCAACGCGCTTGTCAACACAGCCAATCAGAATGCACTTTCATTGCGTGACGGTGCGACCGCCAATACCAATGCTATCCTTGCGAAGCTGGACGCCATGCAGAACCAGGCATTGCAGGACAAGATTGCGGCTCTTACAGCAGAAAAAGCCACTTTGACTGCTGAAATCTCCCAACGTAACCAGAATGCTACTATCCTGAGTTCAGTAGGACAACAGATTGCTCCTTTGGCAGCAGGCTTGCAGGCATTGCAGTCCGATGTCGATGGAATAAAATGCAAGATGCCTAACACTGTTCCGGTTGTTTACCCTAATATTCAAGCCATCAACACAGATTGTTTCCGTGCTGCGGCTTTCGGTGCTTACGCCGGTGATGCAATGTATGGACGTGGCGGTTGTGGTTGTAACAACTACTGGGGTTAATTCCGGTAAGAAAGGGGGTAATTATGTGGCCTAACTTTTTTACAGGATTTCCTTTCTTGTTCCCTACTATTGGAAGGGCTAATTTCAATACCCTTCCTACGGTAGCCGTAACAGTCGGCACGGAGAACGTGACTTTGGAACTTCCTAACCATGCGTTCCGTAACAGAAGCTATGTAGGCGGTTTCTATGTCAGTCTCCGCCAGGCGATACCTGCCGGCACGACTGCTACACTCCCGATACTGATAGGGACTAACGGGGATACAAGACCGTTGCTGGCTTACAACAATGAGCCGGTGACTGTCGGCAACCTTGCCGGAACGGGCATCTACGAAATCCACTATAACAAGTACACCAATGAGCTGTTCCTTGTCAACGGTGGGTATCGTCCGACAACCGCATCGACACCGACTCCGACAGCAGAAGCAACCGCTCAAAAGAGCAAGTAGTTAACATGGGGCTTTGTGGTTGTTCCCAAAATGGAAATAGCCACACCCCTTTAAAATCAAACCAATATGTTTCAATCACTTCGTACCAATAACCAGTTGTATATACTTCATAAGGATGCTAACCCGTTTATCGAATACGGTCCGGTAGTCAGCGTTTCCGCTCCCAAGCCAAAATATCCTATGGCACCCCCTATGGGACAGTTACCCCAAATGGAAATGGTTGTGGATGTCGTTGTCTGTATCAACGGGCAGAACACTACTTTCCAAAATCTACCTGCCGGCATGGATATAGCCGACTTTGGACAGAACGGTAATATCGTAGTGTCATGTTCTCGTGATGCGATGAACAACGAGGTCGCTTCTATGAAACAGAAAAGCATAGACATTATCAACAGCATGGACTTCCACAATTCCGTCATTGCGGGATGTGATAAGATGCTGACGCTCTTGAACCCCGAATTTGCAGAGAAACAACGTCAGGAACAGGAAATATCCTCTCTGAAAGGGCAAATGGCAGAAATGAGCAAGAACATGTCCGACCTTATGGAATTGAACAAACGGCTTATGGAACAGCTCGGAGTTGCTGAAACATCTAAAACAAAGAAATAATATGGGAATGTGGGAAATATTGGAAGAAGGACGCGGAGAATATGACCGTGACTTCGGTATGAGAGGCGGTAATCCTATGGAAGAAGCCTATAGAGAGGGTTGCCGTCATGGTTACGAGAGAGCCATGCGTGAGATGCAGGGCGGTGAAATGGGCTATCGTAACAGCGGTGGTTCACGCGGTGGAAGCTATAGCGGCGGCTCAGATATGGGCGAACGCCGTATGCCGGGTTACTTCCCGGAATATCCGGTTTACAACGAACGCCGCGATTCACAGCCTTACGGTGATGATATGGGCGAACGCAGACGCAGACGCGCCAACGGAGAGTTCATGTAATGGAGAGGGGATTATTCCCCTCTTTTGCCAATCACTTAAAATCAGGAAAATATGAAACAAAGATTAGATACATACGACAGAATACCGCCTGCAATGGCTGACTATCTCAGCCAGTACGGATGGCATTTCAGCAAGAAGATGTGCCTATGGGCTGTTTCCCGCATGAAGATGGAAAATAAATCTACGGGTAAAGAAGAAAAGCTGGAGCCAATCAGCAAAGAGCAGGTAGAGGAGCTTCTGAAAAAGTACAGTGTAAACCTGGAGAAGGATGCAGGGTACGACAGCGTTTACGTGGCAAACATGGCGAAGTCGGATTACTACAAAAGTTCTATCACTGACGAAGCCCATCTCGCATTGTTCATTAAGGATTACATAGATGATGTGGACGCTTACAATGGAATGCCTTTCACTCGGTTCTATGCCGACTGCATAGGCTCCGGCAATCCTATCATGTGGGAACAGATGATGTAGCCTATGATAATACAGGAATTTTACATACCGGATTATGATTGGGAAGTGCGTGTATATTATGCGGTGGACTGCTATTATACCGACCGTATCATCGCCGACCTTCAGCGGGTAGGATGCAGGGGGCTGGATTTGACGAATGCCTATAAGAACATGCGCTCCTGCAATCTGAATACGGGTATCACTTACTCTAATATCCGAAATAGGCAAACCGTAATGGTTATAGCCCTTACTTCTTCCCCGGCAGAGTTTCAGAACTCTTTCGACCATGAAAAGGGGCATCTATGCCGGCATATCTCACGGGCGTTCGGCATCGACCCGTATGGAGAAGAAGCGCAGTACCTTAGCGGATATGTGGGACAGAAGATGTTCCCGGTAGCGAAGAAATTTTTGTGTGAACATTGCAGACGTAGCTTATGTGGAAAATAGTACAAGCCATTTTATCAGGCAAATCACGGGAAGAAGTATATAACATGCTTTCTCCCGAACAGAAAGATACGCTGAACAGTCTTGCCGTAGCAAATGGTATAAACCGCCAACAACGTAGAAAACTTGAACGTGATGCGAAAAAGGGATTACATAGATGAACTGCTTGAATTGGCGGACAATGTCCTTTACATGGACTATTGCCGCCTTTTCCGGGTTATCCAATGGAACGTTTAGAACGCTTTGAACGGATTCTCCATTGGGTTATACCGCTTGCCGTTTTGGTGAGGGTTATATCTGTATGCCTGTAAGTTTACTATCTGCATTTAACTTTTGTAAGTCCATACTTAGCCAATCTTAGATATATCGTCCTTACACTTGCATTCAGCATCTCTGCCATTCTGCGGGGTGGTATCTTTTCTTCCTTGTACAACTTGGTAATGTTTTCTTCCGAAAGTGGGTCAACGAAAGGTTTCTTCGGTTCTGTTATCCCCATCCGTTTACGTACTTTCGCTGTATATGCTTCATTTTGTTTGTCTTTTGTGACGTAAATAACAGTGGTCTTGTTAAGGCGTAGAGGGAACGGCCTTCTTTCCACTTCCTTGTGTTGTTCGGCAAGGCTCTCTACATCCCCGTTGACCGTAGTGTCAATCTTCTTGTATTTGTCCGGGATGCGGGAATGTCTGTCTCTGATTATTCTGTCTGCTTTTCTCATGACTTCTCTTCATTGTCTGAAAACACTAAATTTTGTACTTCTTCTTCCCATATATCTCCCTCATTTCCTTCAAAGTCAAGATATACCGTATCTTTAGGGCTTGGATTGTTGAAACTAGAAAGCAGCCCTATTACCTGCATGGGTATGGAAAGTCTCTCTCCTTGTGGTGACGGGAGTTTTATTCTCACCCGGTCACCGATTTTTAATTCTGTTATATCCATTATTTTATTATACTAAATTTATGATACCATTTATCTGCATAACTGAACCATCCTATAATGAATGATTTACCGAAGAGGGTTGCTTTGTATAGTTTACTCATGGTTGTTTTCTTTCAATAACTCAATGTTATCGTGTATGTTGCCAATAACAAGACAATCTTCATTACTAAATGCTTCTCCAAAGAAGTGGAGATGTAGCCAACCTTTTTTATCAAGCGCAAATCCGGCATAATGATTACTGTACATAACCTTGCATATATCTCCGTTGCATTCAACGATATCACCTTCGTATATTTCTTTACCGTTCTTATCACATAAGCCGGTGAACTGCCCAACAGTTTCAGCCCATACGTCATCGCACCGGCAGTTTTCCGGAGAATATATCTTTGCCTTGTCTGTGAGGATAAGTCCGTTTTCGTCCCTTCCGGCAGTATAGAAAAAAGAGAGAAATCCATATATCCATTTCCCCGTATCAGTGCTTTTTCCTCTGAATTTTATTTCACGTTTCATAATCAATATCTTTTCTCGTTTTTAATCAATCAGTTCAAATTCATAAACGAATACATAGGGATTGGATTCCCATGTACCTTTGCCGGAGACTTTATCTATCAGTTCTGCGAATGCGTCACGAGGATCATTGTAGTCGGGTATATCTGCGTAATGGAATGAATAAAAAGGAATATCCTTTTGTCCAGCATCCCATTTAAAAATTCCTTCTTTCAGGCAATCTTCATCGCTAATGTCCTGTAACCGTTCTATCTTGATGTCGGTAATGCGGATATGATGGGGCATGAGGTCAGCGCGGACAAATAACTTGTTGTTCCATCCCGCTCCCATTTCTTCCATTGTAAGATATTTTTCACCTATTTTATATAGAAGTAATGTTTCTTGGGCTTCATCCCGTTTTTCTACTACATCTTTGTATCTCTGTGCAACGGCAACGACTTCACCTACTTTGTATTTAGGAATGTTCCATCCCGTAAAGTCTCCTTTGTCGTTTTTCCAACCAAAAGCATAATTTAATGGAGATACTATGTTCCCGTCATTATCGTAATCATTTGGCTCAAAAACGGGGAATACAATATCATAAGTTTCATTTGGTCTGTCATACTTGCAGACCCTTCTCGTCATAGTCTTCCGACCATCCAATACAGCCTGGGTTAGACTGTATTTATCTGAAAAAAATATCTTCTTCATTTTATTATACATGTTTATATTCCCATTTAAAACCTCCTGCGGTCTTTGACCGACCTTTAGCGCAGTTGGTTATTGAAGTTATACATATCTTATTCTCTTTAGCGGCAGAGGTAATGTTTATATATTCCTCAATAAAATTTCCATTACAATCATATTTGATTATAGATTTTCCATTTTTATATCTAGTATCTTTATCGTCCGCAAATCTCCAAATAAAACCTATACATGTGTTGTGTTTTGGTTTTCTTAAACAACACCAATTTATTCCTGATTGAGCACACCCTAATGTTCTTGCAGCAACAGATGCAGACTCCCATTCTCTAACAATATTTCCGTTCAAATCATATTGAATGATTGGCTTACTCTTGCTTTTTGCTATTTTTTCGTTGTGACTGCCATAGTTGTTATTGTAATTCCTATCGCACCATTCAAGATTTTCAACAAAATTATTTTGTCTGTTTTCGTCTTTGTGATTGATGCAATCGAACTTTTCTGGATAGGGATTTTCAATAAATAATTGGGCGACTAATCTGTGTATTCGATATGTGTATATCTTTCTGTCTTTTTGAATACGAATTGTCGGATAACCATATTTATTAAGATGAAACGATTTTTTCTTATGATTTTTAGAAAAACGAACATTCCCATAATTTGATACATCCAAATTTGCACTCATTTAGGGTGATTGATTTCCAAATCTCATTGAACATTATCTTCTTCATTACTGTTTCTCCTCTACTTTAAAAGATAATTTCTCAAGTTTCTCAATCTGCTTACGAAGAGAAGCGATTTTCCTAATCTTCATTTCTTCCGCCTTTTTCAACGCTTCGGATTTATCGGTGAATGCGTTTTCCCCTATACAGAAGTAAGAACATAAACCATCCCTTACATATTCTCCATCTTCAAATCTACTTCTAATAATATCTGCTTCTATCTCTTTAATACCTTTTGTTAAGGCATACTTTGTTATAAATACTTTTGCCATAGTTGTAATCATTTATAAGGTTAAAGTGAATTAAGAGAGGCAGCGGACACGGGGCGAACCCAATAGTTACTGGCCAGATTGAAGTAGTCCCTAACACCATAGTACCAATCGAGAACAAAATTGCGTTTGTTTTCTTTTCTCGTAGAGCACCAATACCAGTCATCTTTCACTGGTTGTTTTCCGCAGATAGCTAAGGCTGCATTCAGCATAACCTTATGTTCGTACCCTAAGACACTCTCTTGTAGTGTCGGAATGTGCCAACTTAATCCACATAAGTCCAATGCTATGACTTTCTCAGTAATTTCGCTTCCGGATGCAGCTAATGCTTTGGTATTGCCTATTCCATCGGTATCCTTCATACCTTCTTCTGTGGTTGGATATATCTTCCCTGTTTGCTCTTTCTCCCAATCAAGAAGAATATGGGTTTCATTATCCATATCTTCCGGATAGAAGAATAAAGCATTGCCATCATGGATAATAACTACACATTGCGCCTGTTCGTTTTCTTCATGCAGTCCCCAAAATTTAGGTTCTACAAAATTCTTATTGACGGTAAAGATGAATACACCATTACCTACATTTTCTTTTGTGTAAATTCCTTTGCTCATAATAGTTATATAAGTTTTAAAGTTTCTTGTATTCCGGCTTCCAGTGCTTCCTCGTAGGATTTATAATGGATAATAGGTCTATCCGACAATCCTACTAAATCATGTTCCGGAATTGTCAGTATATCATATGTCCAATAGTCTCCATACATATAGGATATTTCGATATGAAGTTTTTTGTTTTCACGCAGCCACTTTTGGGCGATATACAATGTTGGACACAAAAATTCAACTGGTTCGTCATCTATTTCCGTACAACACGACATACTTTGCGGAAGGTCATATTTTGTAATAACCTTATTGCGGTCTATTAGGTGTTCACACTTCCAAACGAAACCTTTCTCTTTCAGCAGCTTCGCAGTCTCTAATGTTACGAGTTCTTCGGTCATAGTTCACTCCTCCTTATCTATCTTAATATCTGTCACTTTGCCACGATTGATAAAACCGCCACAGCTAAACAAATCGGTTATACATACTGTGTAGTCCACCTCTGCGCATTTCTCGTACAGAGAGCATGAGGCACAATGAATATTATCTTGCACCGCTTCATGCAGCACTCCGTCTATTATTATTCCGTTCTTTATTACCATAGTTATAACGTTAAGGTTATATTGGTTCTTATATGCTCTATGGGGAGGGGGACAGCTAACGCAGATTTATCCTTTTCTCTGCATATATAAAACATGTTGCTGACTTTTAAACCCGTTTCAGCTTCAAGTTTTTCCAGAATATGAGCTATCTCCATTTCGGCTTTCGCTTTCTTGTTTTTTGCTTCTTCTATATCCATGGTTATTTCCCTTTCAATTTCTTTATTAGTGCATCAGCCACCCTCAAAGAGCCTATTGCAATATCATCATAAGTTTCACTGTCATCGTTTATTCCTAAAGCAATACAATACCCTTGCATAGCGGATTTTGCCAATTCATATCTACGTTGTTCCCAATCAATATTATCAGACCTTTCTTGAAGTATTTCAACCTCATCAAAACTTAATTCAATAGGACTCCCGTAACTATCACACTTATCAAGTGTGACACGTGCGTAATCAGAAATATTGATAATTTCTCCAGTCTCTTTTATTCTCGCTTTCATTATTTACCCTCCTTTTCAACATATCCGTTTTCAATACACCAGCACAGCATCTCATAGGCTGAATTAATAAGTTCCTTACTCTCTGTCAGGTTTAATATAGAACGCGAATAAGGCTCCATATATAAACATGTTCCGCTATTTGCAAGTTTCTGTAAGGTTAGTACATGTGTGCCAATAAAGCAAGGCAGCTTGTCGAGAATGTCCTGCAAGGTAAACACTCCACAACTATTCCTATACGAATGGTCGTAACTACCTGTTTCAGCGTAATATAGATTAAAACATACATTGTACCAATGGTGCTTAATTGCTTTTTCAGCATCTTCCCATAACAATGTAATTCCATCGTCGTCCGTAGCAATTAATACCATACTCGCATCGCTTGTATCCAGCCCAAGCTCCTGCAAATGTTTCATCTGTTCGACTGATAATACTTGTTTTGATTTCATAACTATTCGTTTAAAATATCCAACAACTCTTTGGCTCTCTTATAAGTATCAAAGCCCTTTACATTCACCCATTCGGATGAAATACGTTTGTCTTTTCTGGCTTGTACCCAATATATTATTATGGGGATACAACCGTTATAGCCTTCTCTTTGTATGATTCTGTATCTTTCCATCTCTTGTATTTTTCTCGAAACATTTCACATCCGGATAGAACCAGTCCAAACTACCAGCTATCCCGTCCAGCCATAAAGCACATACATATCCGCGAGAACGGTTCTCTCTATCTACCACATGGAGATAATGCTTGCATTTTTCACAGCAAATATTGTTGGTTTGTTTATCCATAATTCAGTCTCCTTTCTCCTTAATCCGTTCCAGTACATCCTTGTTGGCTTCGAGTATCCCCTCGAAAGAGGGGATGGGAAACCATGCCAGCACGATACTGTTTCCGTGAATCCACATTCCCTTTTTGTCTAAATTGCTATTTCTACAAAACTTTTCTTCTCGAATACATGGTGTGCCATAACACATCACCAAAACAAAAACTTTTTGCCCCTCTTTTGGCAACTGTTCCTCAACGCTTATCCACGGAGATTGCCTTGCCTGCCAGTCTGCACCTTTCTTAAAAGCCCGTAATACAATCGCTTTTGCCAATGCCTTGATAGCTATACAGTCTCTTTCATCATAGGCAAGCTCTGCATCTTTATTATATGTACTTTCACTCCAATGAGTGCGGGCTGCTTCTTCTACTGTCTGTTTCATATCACTGTTAGTTATACGTTAATCTTTAAAAGCCAATTCTCCATTCATAAGTAATGGCAGCATTGAATCTTTAAGTTCGGAAAGAAGCCTATTCTCTTCATTATTTAGGTAATAAATATGCTGCTTATACATATTCATAAAGAAAGGCATGATGCTTGACAATATTTCCTTAT